TAATCGTATAAATAAACGTAAACCGGAGACATTTAAATGGCATCGCCCACTACAAGAGAAGAACTGATTGATTTCTGTCTTCGCAGACTTGGTTCACCCGTCCTTGAAATCAACGTGGACGATGATCAGATAGAAGATAAAGTTGATGATGCAATACAATTGTATCAAGAGTATCATGCGGATGCTACTTTTAGAACATATCTTAAGCATCAGATAACCGCAGATGATGTTACAAACGAATACATTACCATACCTGATACGATATTATATGTTACTAAAGTATATCCGTTCAGTAAGACATTCGGTTCTGTTAACATGTTTGATGTTAAGTATCAAATGATGTTGAACAGCATGGGTGACTTCATGAACTTTGCGGGTGGTATGTCTTACTACTTTCAGATGGAACAATACTTAGAGTTTCTCTCTGATATTCTAGACGGTGAGCCACGAGTTACACACTCAAGACACCAAGGCAGAATTTACATCTTCGGAGAATGGGCACCTAATCAGTATAACAATCTAGCAGAAGGCGACTACATCATGTTTGAAGTGTTATCGCTTGTAGATCCTACTACGTTCGCAGATGTGTGGAACGACAAGTTTCTCAAAGACTACACCACACAGTTGATCAAACAACAGTGGGGTACTAACATGTCTAAGTTTGAAGGTATGCAATTACCAGGTGGTGTAACACTTAACGGTGCTCAGTACTATCAAGATGCTACGGCCGAGTTAGAACGACTTGAAGAAAAAATGCGTAATGAAAATGAATTTCCACCAGATTTCTTCATGGGATAACAGATGGCAACTAATCTCTATTTTACACAAGGGCGAACGTCCGAACAAGAACTTTATGAAGACTTAATTATTGAGTCTATGAAGATCTATGGGCAAGACGTTTACTATATGCCTCGTGAAATTGTAAACAAAGATAACATATTTTCTGATGATAACGTGTCACGATTTGACGATGCCTATAAAGTAGAAATGTATATTGAAAACACCGAAGGCTTTGATGGTGAAGGAGATCTGTTCAGCAAGTTTGGAGTAGAAATTCGTGATGCCGCAACGTTCATTGTATCACGCAGACGTTGGTTGAACCAAGTAGCACAGTATGAATCTACAGAAGATAAACCATTCTATCGCCCAAGAGAAGGAGATCTGATTTCTCTTCCACTTTCAAATTCTATATTTGAAATTACCAAGGTAGAAGACGAATCACCTTTCTATCAGATCAAAGATCTTCCTGTATTTAAACTTAGATGTGAACTGTTTGAATACAATGATGAGGATTTTGATACAGGCGTTGACGGTATTGATAACGTTGAAGGCGCTCATGCATATCAAACTATATTTACCTTCTCAAGTATCACAGGTGCTTATGTCTATAATGAGACTGTGACACAAACTAATAACTCATTCACGTTAACGGGTGAAGTAGTTAATATAGATAACTCTGATGCAGCAAATCCAAAGATTTATGTAGCACATACCGGTGGTGCGTCTGATGGTGAATATCACGAATGGACTACAACTGCACCACTAGTTGGCGGTACTTCAGGAGCCTCTGGTGTGCCAACATTAATAGGTGAAGACTTGCAAGACGGTGCCATGAACGACGATTTTAATCTTACATCACAGGGCGGAGATATTGATTTCATTGACTTCAGTGAATCTAATCCGTTTGGGGATCCATAATGTTTGGTGATCATTTTTACCATCAAAGAATTCGTAAAGCAGTAGCGGTCTTTGGTTCGTTGTTTAACAACATCAAAATTGTTAGACAAGATGCTGCTGGTAACACTCTCTCTCAACAGAAAGTGCCTCTGTCGTATGCACCCAAAAGAGATTTTCTGGCACGTATTGATGCGATGGGCAACGGCGAAGATTACGAAAGACAAGTAGCATTAAAATTGCCTAGAATTTCTTTTGAGATTTTGGCAATGAATTATGATCCTACCAGACAAATGCCTAAGATGAACAGTTGCATATCGTTTCCTACAAGTTATGATGGAAGTGGTCAGAAAGTATACACGCCTGTGCCATACACAGTATCATTCCAATTAAACGCCTATGCTAAAACACAAGACGATGCTTTACAAATTGTAGAACAGATTCTACCATACTTCACTCCACACTACACCGTAACAGTAAAACCTCTCAGAGATTTTGATGTTAAAGAAGACACGCCTATCACTATGACAGGTATAACGTTTTCTGATGATTATGAAGCCGCGGTTGAATCTCGCAGAACGATCATCTATACATTAGATTTTGATATGAAGATCAATCTCTACAAAGACATCGCAACTAACAGTGCTATTATTGAAGAAGCGTGTGTAGAGTTCTTGAATTTAAATGCATTACCAGACGAAGAACTTTTCTCTAAAGTTTGTGCAGACAGTGCTTTCGCAGCATCACCTTTATCCATTGAACCGATTGAAGATATAGCCTTCACTGTTACAGATTTTGAGATTAGAAATCTTACTAGTATACCAACATCATTATCTGTCTCAGATCCTTTGCATGGAACAGCAAGTGCTTCTTTAACCGAAACGTTGACAACTGACAACGGTATAATTAAAGCGGTTGGTACGTATTCATACACCCCTGATATAGACTATAGTGGTTTAGACTCATTCAACATTAGTGTTCTTGGTGATTTTGGAACCAAATCATATCCTGTCGCTGTTAATGTAGCTGCGGTTACTGACGCCATAAATGACACCGCAGTATGTGATCAAGATAGTTTTATAGATATTCAGGTAGGTATAAACGACACTTGGTTGGATACTACTCTGGTGTTCTCTCTGGCCGCTGGTGGCGACCCTTTAAACGGTACAGTTCAGGTAATAAACACATCTACAGGTGTGTTGAGATATACTCCTACAATCGGATATGTCGGAACAGATTCGTTTGTTTATCGTGTAACACCAACAGTAGGCACTTCGGAAGTAGGTACAGTTAATATTAATGTTGTATAATCCTTATAAATAACAGAATAAACACCGAGATTAGAGAACCATGGCAGACGTTAAAATATCACAACTAACCACGATTACACCAGATTTACTGGATGAAATCATCGTAAATGATGTTGTAGGCGAGTCTAAAACAACACATAGGGCAACTCTTCAAGACGTTAGAAATCTAGCAAATCAAAACATCGACGATATGTCAGCTGGTGGTGGTGGTGCTGTCGCAGATGGAGATGGATCTAAAGTTACTGGTGATTTATATGTGACTGGAAATATTGAGTTTGGTGAAGGTCTTAGTGACGGAACTACCACTATCAACGATCTTAGCACTCTAATCACTGAAGAAGAATTAAATATACTTTTAGAGGAAACAACCTCTAACGCAGTTAAAAAAATAGATGCTAAGTCTGCTGCGGATAGAACTGCCGCAGGAATTACACTTACTGATACCTTTGTTCCTTTTCGTTCTTTAGAAAATGGTTTTGATAGCACTAACACCGACCCGGGTTTTACTTATGCTGTAGACACAGGAATACTGAGCGCCCCATTCTTTAGTGGTGATGGTTCTTTACTAGTAAATGTTGATAGTGCTTATCACTCTCAGACATCAGACTATGCTATTGCTTCAACATTTGCCTTCACAGCACTGGATGCTTTGCGTATTAATACCAAAGATGCAGAAGAAACTGACGCCGATTATTATCCAACATTTGTTGGCCAAGTAGGAATTGATAGTGTTAATGTAGATCCGCAACTAACGTATAATCCTAGCAGTGGTATTTTTGGTGGTGCTGCCACAGATGTTTTCTTTAGAGGCGACGGATCTTTATTAGAAAATGTTGAAGCATCAGGAACTCCTGATGCTAATACTACAACAGTAGATGCGTTACACTCTATTATGTTTAGAGAACTAGCGACTGGTGATGATAGTACTAATACAGATCCTAGTTTATTATATAATCCTGTTACCAACGAAATATCCGGTCTGACCGAAACGGATCTATTCATGTATGGTGGTTCACAATGGTCTAAAAAAACAGATTCTAAACAAATAACAGGTGTAGATACTAACAAATATTATCTGACATTCAAACGTAATTTGGACGATTTGGATAGTGTGCGTACTGAAACATCTTTTTTTATTCAAGACGATCCAAACGATGTCGGAATAAAAACTGTATACGCTACGGCATTTAGCGGGGATGGTTCGGGGTTAACTGATGTGACAAGTGCCAGCGCTGACAGAGCAACATTGGTTGGAGTGACATCAGCCACTACTGAAACTAATGTGCACTATTTACACTTTGGAAGTATTTCTTCTGGTGATGATGGTGTAAATGCTTCTACCAATCTTATTTTAAGACCTAATACTTCCAAAATAAATGTGACCTCTAACACAGGATCGATTTCGTTTGGTGTGGATAGCGATGTTTCAATAACGACTAGTGGTATTCAATACTCTTTCAATGTTTCTAACAACGGCACTTCTGCCTATACTTTTAGTGATTTGAATAGTGTTTGGTTTCCATCAGCTACTGATAATCCTATACTTTATCTTAGAAGGGGTGAAACATATAGATTTGATATGAATATTACAGGGCATCCTTTTAGAATTCAAAGCACCTCGGGTCTTGCTGGAACACCATACAACACTGGCGTCACCAACAACGCAAGAACTACATTAGGATCTATCTTTTTTAGGGTTCCCATGTCAGCGCCAGCCACACTTTACTATCAGTGCGTTAATCATACGAATATGAATAATACAATTAACATAGTATAATATTATGCACAATCGGTTTGTAGATAAAAAACGTAGAAATATTAATCTGAGGGATATGCAGGTTAAGAATATTTTACCTGAACATTATGGAACTTATTATCCTAAATTTATTTCTTTGCTTGAACGTTATTACGAATTTCAAGATCAAGAATCTTCTACCGAATTATTAAATCACCTCTTCGCTACACGCGATGTTAATGAAACTGATATCACTTTGCTTTCTTACATAGAAGATGAATTACTTTTAGGCGAAGAATATTTTCAGGGGTTTGGTAAAAATGATAGTGAACTTCGAGCCGCTGCCAATTTTTCTAATATTTTGTTTCGATCTAAGGGCACCAAATTTGCAATAGAGTGGTTTTTTCGTTCGTTCTATGGCGAAGATGTTGAGGTTTTGTACACAAAAGAAAATATTTTTAAAATAGGTGATGTGGATTCCCAAATTGGTCCTTTCGGATTAAAGTATCTCACCGATGATAAATTATATCAAACTTTTGCATTGTTGGTTAGAACAGGCATCTCAATTTCAAAATGGAAAGAAGTTTTTAAACTCTTTGCTCATCCGGCTGGTATGTATTTAGGTGGAGAAGTTCTCATAGTAGACGAAGCTTCAACGCCTATTGTAACATTAAATGATGCTATTGATGCTTACACTAGAACAACATACACTATTACTGCGGCGGCATCTAACAATGAAGGTGTTGATTGGTTATTCACTGTAGATAGTTTGAATCAGAGAACGAATCAAGATGCTGTTTATTGGTACGGTGAACATATTGACACATCAGATGCTGACTTTGGTGTTAATTTTATTAATGGAGATACTGGATTACCACTATCCAATTCACCACAATATCTAGAAATGAATAACGGATCTGGTTCTTTTTCTATAAAGACGATAATAGATCCTAAAGGCACAGATCCTCTTGCACCTACTAACGAACAATTTAAGATA